GAATAGTGGATTTATCTCATATTCAGTATAGCGGATATATCCTCTATTGTCAAGACCATCTCTTTACATCTTATCTCCTTTATGGGATAATAATGGCATTTTAGACTATAAAGGAGAATATTATGACCTACTCTGCAGATTTTCGGAATAAGGTTGTCCAGCTATACAACAGTGGCACAAGTACCTCTGATCTCTGTGCCCAGTTCCATATTTCTCGCAGTATCTTATACCAATGGAGCGAAGAAGCAAAAGTTTCAAACATTTCTAAACGCGATCTTGCAACGCTTCAACGCCATGTTGCAACCTTGGAAAATGAAAATTCCATCTATCAAAAATCTCTTGCTGCTCTTGATTTGTCCATAGACAACAAGGTGCAAATTATTGATGCCTTAAAGTCAGAATACAGTCTCTACACACTTTGCCGTTTGCTGAAGCTTTCAAAATCCACTTACATAAATAGACAGAAAAGTGCACTGATTGAAAAGCAACTAGATGTAGAAGATACGCTTTTGAAAGAAAAAATCGCTATCATCTTCCAGAAAAGCGATTACCGTTTCGGTGCAAAAAAGATTCGCGCAAAATTGATGGAGCAAGGCTATGCTGTTAGCACAAAACGTATTGTGCGGCTCATGAAAGAGCACGGATTAAAACGTAAACAAGCACTTCCAGAGAATGCTACTTTTCAGCGGCACTATACTTATCGTCCCAATCTCGTAAAGCAAAATTTTATCGTTGAAAAACCAAACAGCATTTGGGTCAGTGACATCACCTATGTTAAGGTAAACACTTCCATCGCATATGTCTGTGTTATTATCGACCTATTTTCTCGAAAAGTCGTTTCACATGCCGTTGCCGAATTCGCCGATGCAGAACTCACGATCCACACATTCAAATTGGCCTATCAAAATCGGAACCATCCGCAAGGGTTAACATTTCATAGTGACCAAGGCGCACAGTATACCGCATTCAGCTTTCGTCAACTACTTCTTGACTTTAATATACACCAATCCTTTTCCAATATAGGCAATCCACTTGATAATGCTGTGGCGGAATCTTTCTTTGCTTCGCTTAAAAAAGAACAGTTCAAATTTCATTTTTATGAAACTGTCTCCGAATTAGAGGAAAGTCTATCAGAATATATTGATTTTTATAACGATTACCGACCGCATGAATGTCTTAAACAGCAAACCCCAAATCAATTTGAAGAATCATATCAGCAACAAAAATAAAGGCGAGAGTATCCGATACTGTCCGAAAATAACAGTACCAAATACCCTCGCCCTTTCAGTTTACAAAAAAGAGTGTTACCAAAAATGTTACCAGAGTCAGGCCTGTGCCTTTTTGAATGCCGCGGTGGTAGCGGCAGCAAGGTCTTCCCTCTGACCGTCAAGCTCGTGCCGATACACTCCGGCAGTGTCCATGTTCTTGCTATGACCTACAAGCATCTTCAGCTGGCTGTCAGTCAGGACGCTTGATTCAACGCTGACAAAAGTGTGCCGCAGCTCGTAAAGTGAGACTTTCGGCTCAAGCCCGTTTGCTTCCTGATACGATTCCCAGCGGCGATAGAGCGTATGCTCTGACGGGATCTGAAACAGCGGGGTATTGTAGTTTAGCAGTATGCCTTGAGCCCTTAGAAGCTGTACCTGCGCCTCATAGGCATCCCGTGCTTCCTTTCCCATGTCAAAAGAGCGGATGGCGTTTTCATTCTTTCCGGTGGTCTGCTCCCGGTGCACGTTGATGCTGCGCCGAAGATTGACCGTGTTCCCCTTGATGTCACCATACCAGAGACCAATCAGCTCCCCGGGGCGTAGGCCGGTCGCAACTGCAAAGCGGTAGGCGTAGATATATTCATCAAATACCGGCTTTCCATAGTAGGTGCGGGTGTCTACGCTGAACAGGGTCTTCAAGGCGGTGGGCTGCAAGATCGTGCGTTTCCCCATCCTGGCATTCTTCGGGATAGACAGGTCAGGGTGTAGCGTCGTGTACTTGTTTCTTCGGCACCACTTGACAAAGGCGGTTTCCGCAGCCCGGATCGTCATAAGCGTCTTTCGGCTCAACGGCTGGTTTGAGATGGGCTTGCGCTGGTTCTTTTTCTGTGAGCGTTTCCGGAACGAAACGTCAATTGCCTTTTGAAGATCGCCCTCGGTTAACTCGTCAATGCGGATATTCCCACAGGTCGGCAGGATGTAGCAGTCTCCGTAACGCTGGCATTGTGTCACATAGGACGTCCCGCAAGTCAGCTTCAGCTCTTCCACCCACTCTGAATAAAGGACGCTGACCTTCTTTTTCCCGTCACGGATGCTATCATCAAGCCATGCATCCGCTTTTGCGTTTGCTTCACGCTGGCCGGTGCGGCCCGGCGTGCTGCTGTAAAACCGCTTGCGGGTGCCGTTCTTCTGAACCGCGATGCACCAGCGCTTTTCCTTTTCCACCCAAAATGCCGTGTTGACCCGTTTTTTCATAAAATCCACCTCCATACACAAGGGTACACTGTGCCGCTGCCCTTTGGGCGGCGGCGCTTTTTTCTTTGCTGCGGGGCGGCTTCCGACTGCTTCTTCCCGCACCACGGACAAAAAGAAGCACCATCCGGGATCTCTTTCCTGCAGCATGGTCTCACGCATTTCATGGCTTACTTCTTTTTCTGCCCGATATATCCGAATGCGCCATTTTCAGCAGCGGCTCTTCCGGCCTTGTAGTTGATCTTCAGGTCGTCAATGGGAGGCTGCGGAGCGTCCGGGCATGGGTCAAGGCCCGCGATCTGCGCATAGGTATACTGGTCTATGATGGTCCCGCACACGCTTGCCCTGTTGTTGAGCGGGCAGTGTAAGTTTGCAGCTATCTCCGATATGACAGCAGGCGGGCTGCTGCCGTGACTGCCTTTCAGTATGAAGAGGAGTAGCCTTTTCGTCAGCGGCGGCAGATTTACCACGAGACGGCTCAACTCCGCGTTTAGCTCATCGTCGGCCTTGCCGTCATCCGGCACTTTGTACAGATCCGGGTGGGTCATCTCCATGAAAACAGATATGGGAGACACCCCGCACGCCGTGCACCAGTCCATGATCTCGTCACTGTCCGGGCTGGTGCATCCTTTTTCCCAGCTCTGCACGGTGCGTTCTCCTTTTTCAATGCGCCTTGCGATCTCCACTTGACTCAATCCCGCAGACACCCGTGCTTTTGCAAGCGCTTTCCCGATTTGGCTCGCCGTAAAATAACTCATACTTTCACCCCCATAATATCGGCGTATTTTTAACAAAAAATGGCGCAGAAAAAATCTGCGCCATTCGACAAATTTTATCCGTATTTTATTTTCCAATGGCGCATGGTAGAATTTGGTTTATAAATCGTAGATGTGCACAAAAGAAAGGAGAAAGCAAAATGGATTTTGAGCAAAGAAACGGCAAAGATGCCGAAATGACCATCATCGACGGGATGCCCGCAACCGTTTTGACGGGCACCACGCGCACACCTGAGCCCTGGGAGGAATGAGTTATGAAAAATCTGTCACACTTTCGCACCCATGCCCGTGCCCTGCTGGCCTGCTATTTGGATATGACCCCGGAGCAGCAGCGCCTTGCTCGCGCTTACATTCAAGATAAGGCCCTGCCGGAGGTGCAAGCCCTGCGTAAGGCAGCCGATACGCCCGGCGGGGCGCTGGCTGCTGATCTGCTGCAAAATTTGCAACAACCTTGCAATCACGAATAACAACGCGCATATTTTGCGCGTATTCAGCGTAAAACGCGCGTATTTCGCGCAAAAGTCAGCGTAAAACAAACGTTATAGCGAAAATGCAGTATTTTTGCTCGATTTTTGCGCACTTTTTTCGCTTGACGCATTACAACGAACGGTTGTGCAATGAGGTTATGAACAAGTTCACGCATTTGCACGGTACATAACCTCAAGACCCTGATCTGGATGATAGGTCCAAGTGACCGTCACATGGTCAAACACTTCTTTCTGTCGGCCATCTAAAGCTCGGGTCTTTCCCATTTCTTCATAAAGCCAGCTAGGAAGTCCAAGAACGTTATTGGTTAACTGGATGTGCTCCAACGCCATGTCATTAAAGAAAATAGAACCGCCTTTCATGTTGAGAGGATTTGTGTCTATTGTCATGTAAGAGCCATCATCTGCAGTGGAAACAGTTGCAGCGTCATAGAGTTCACCAAAAAGTTTGAAATTTGGCGTTGTACCGACTTCATAAAGCAGTGGAGCAACATAATTTTCAAGGCGATACAATGTAGTACCCTTTTCTGTATTTTGAACTTCCCAATATGCCGAAATAACAGGGGCTCCATCATCGGCCATTTTTTGAAAATCACCTTTGAATACAACATCTTTGTCATTAAAAACTGCTTTGAAATATTCATACAGGTCTTCATTGACAGCAGCGTATTTCCTGTCTCCATTATTGACAACGGAAAAACATTTATAATTTACTTTTCCGTTCCCTGAAGTATAAGTAAAGAAATAGCCAAAGTCAGTGTGTCCAGAAAATTCTACAGTCTGTCCATTCTTGTACTGCACGTCATCTGCAAATGCAGACATAGCAAAAGGAAGGGACAAAGCCGCGGTCAATCCAAGCGCAAGAAAGGTTCTTCTTTTCATGGTTCATACCTCACATATACAAAAATAGGCAACCAACCAGCTGCCGAAAAACTAATTTATCAAGGAAAATGCCAAAGGAGGAAAATAAAGTGCAAGAAACTAGCACAATGTTTGCAAAATGTGATACAATGGAAGAAAAAGAATCGCACGACAAGCTTGTGCATCTTGCCATCAGTGAGATTCTTTCGTTATCCGAAAACCAACTTCAAGAAGTCATTCGGAGGTTTTATGCTCTTTTGTAAACTGAACATTTTGAAGCAGGACGAGAACGGAAACTGGTACAAGCCCAAAAAACAGCATCGGATCCGCCGCTTTTTCGTTGAGGACATCTTTTACCGTTTCGTATGGATGATTGAGTGGTTCTTATTTGAAAAGTATTGGTAATACATAATCTGAAATCAGATTCACCAACACAGGAATCAAAATCAAAGTAACAATCCCGCCGACCACTTTTGCCGGGAGCGAGAACTTGTTTGCTTTTCTATCTCGCAAATACTGCCTGCCGTTTTCCGTGATCCAAACTGCGGACTTACGATAGCTCACCGATGCGGAATCTGCAAAGCCAAGTTCTTCAAGCGCCGTAGCGTCTTGAAACAGTTCTTTTGTCCGTTCAACGCCACCGGGATATTCCCGATCGAGGACTTTCAACAGTTTGAGCTCTTTTCTATTAAGATGTACGTTCACTCTGGAAGCTCCTTTTTAACTGCCTGAGCAATCCGAACAATTTTCATAATGTTTTCGTCGTCCATGTCCTCCAGCGCTTCCAGCAGCGCCCGGCGGGCTGGTGACAATTTTTCAAGCTCAATGCCATCTAAGGCGTTGGGCTTTTCTTTTTGCTCTTCGCCGGTCAACTCTTCGACCGTGACACCAAAGTAGTCGGCAAGCTTTTGCTTTGTAACCGCAGAAGGCTTTTTGCCGTTTTTCCAGCCACTGGCAGCCGCGTTAGAAAGGCCGATTTCTTTTGATACCGCAGTTGGGGATTTGTCGTGAACAGCACACAGCTTTATATAGTTGTCGTAAAAAGTGCTCATAAAAGCAGCTCCTTTTTCGTGCATCCATACAAAAGTTAGTAAAGTTAGTGCAAAATGTTGACAACTAACTTCGCTAGCTGTATAATGCTCTTGTCAGTTGAAATAGTTAACAAAACACAAAGCCCCAGCGGGTCGCACCGCCTAAGCTTTTTTACTATGTGTCTGCAATTACATAGTAACACACTTTGTAAACTTTTTCAACCGGTATTTGACACGGCGACAAGAAAAAATCTGCCTGTGGTCGCTTCACAGACAGACTTTTCACCGATTTGTCACCAGAACGCACCTGCACCCAGGCGGTAATGCAAACTTGCTCGTCTGCACATCTTTTTCGGGCATTTACGCCGCAAAAGTAACGCTTGGGCTGCAAAAACAACTTGCAGGGCTATGGGTACGCCGCTTCCTTTGGCGGGTCGGCACCGCCTTGTAAGCCCTAGCGCTTCACGCACTTGCTCGTGTCTGGAACTGGCTGGCTCAAAAGTTTGGTCATCGAAATCACCTGCCTTTTGAATCAGTTTAACTAGAAGCCTTGAACAGTATTGCAAATCAGTGCGCCGTTGTCAATTTTGTTTCAACTTGCGTTTTAAAGGAGGTGTGAAAGTGCCTGAAAAATGGACAGGCCGTTTAGTAGGCCGGATGCACAACAACCAGATTACAGTAGACGACGTAGCAAAGCATCTTGGATTTTCGAGAAGCTACTGTTCACTGATTTTGAACAGCAAGCGCAACCCTCCCGGCATTCGGGAAAAGATGGAAACTGCCGTCAGCGAGATCATCAAGGAAAAGGAGGACAAAACGGCATGAGTGAATTAAGCAATCTCATTCCCATTAGCTACGACAACCCGGAGCGCCCCACGGTGAGCGGCCGGGAGCTGCACGAATTCTTGGAAGTCAACACACCTTATCGCATTTGGTTCCCGCGCATGGTCGAATATGGATTTACCGAGGGTGAAGATTTCAACCCGTACAAAAATGTACGAGTTCAGTTGGAAGGCAACCGAGAGGTGGAACGCACGATTGACGACCACCAACTCACCATCCCAATGGCCAAAGAGATGTGCATGATCCAGCGCAACGAGCGTGGCAAGCAGGCCCGGCAATATTTTCTGGCCATTGAAGCCCAGTGGAACAGCCCGGAAGCGGTAATGCGCCGTGCGGTTCTCATCGCTCAGAGGCAGAACGACCAGCTCAAGGCCGCCAACCGCCAGCTTCTGGCAGAGAACAACGACCTGAAGCCGGATGCAGAGTATGCCCGGGCGGTGTGCGTGGGCAAGAACTGCCGCACCACTACCACCCTTGCCAAGGATTACGGCCTGAGCGCCGAGAAACTCAACAGCATCCTTCACGGCCTGAAGATCCAGTACAAGACCAGCGACGGCCAGTGGGTGCTATACGCCAAGTATTGCGGCAAGGGTTACACCAAAAACCGCAAATCCACGCCGTTCCAGCACAAGAACACCGGCGAGTGGGACACCAAGAACACCACCGTATGGACGGAAGCGGGTCAGCGTTTTATCTATGAGCAGCTCAAGGCCGTTGGAATGCTGCCCAGCGTGGAGCGCAGGCAGAGCGTGGAGCAGATGGAGCTTGCCGCCCGGCAGCACAACCAGGACGGCGTGGCGTAAGGATACAAACTTATTTTGGAGGTTATCAAGATGAAAAAAGCTGCATGTGAAAGCTACGTTTATTGAGCCGGTGCTGGGCACATGGCCCGCAAACCCCAATGTTGCCCGGGAGTTCATCGCCAGCAAGTCGCCGGATGCTGCAACCATCGAGGATGAAGTGGCGGCTCTTGGCCCTGATGCGGTAGCCGACAAGGGCATGACCGTTTTCCCGCGTGACCCGGACGGCAATCCGATTTTTTACGATTACCAGATCAAAGGCATGTTTAAGGATGCCTGCGGTATGCTTTCCCGCATCGGCGGCAAAACCGAGGCTGGCAAGAAGAAGGCCGTGAACGAAAGCGGCAAGCTGACCGCTTACAAGAAGGCCATTGACGGCCTGATCTTCGTTCAGCCCCGCATGATTCCCATTCACGTGAACGGTAAGATTACCGACTGCCAGCGTCCGCTGCGCGCTCAGACCGCACAGGGCGAGCGCGTGAGCCTTGCCAACAGTGAGGAGATCCCGGCGGGCAGCAGCTGCGAGTTTGACGTGACCCTCCTTGACGACAGCCACGAAAAGGCTGTGCGCGAGTGGCTGGATTATTGTCAACTCCGCGGCATCGGCCAGTGGCGCAACAGCGGCAAGGGCCGGTTTACTTACACCGCCTATGAGGTGAAGGACTGAGAGCAACGGCATGGCATTGACGGCCCCGATTCGCGGAGGCGGTGCGATGCACGGCTTGGCAACGGCAAGGCTGAGTTCGATTGGCCGTGCGATGGCTTTGCGTCGCGCTGCTCAGCAAAGGCGGTGCAGCTCGAGGCGTGGCAAAGGCTATGAGGTGAACCGCTGTGCAGTGGCAGCGTGCTGCGACCTACCGCATCGCAGCGGCACGGAGAAGCACAGACAGGCAAGGCGAAGGAATGGCAGAGAAAAGCGCTGATGTGATTTGCGAAGGAAAAGTGGTGCACCGTAACGATTCGCTGCGGCAAGGTTTTGCTTCGGATGCATTGGCATGGAAGAGAGAAGAAATGCCGTGATTTGCGATGGAACGGCTTGGCAAGGACCAGCTTAGTCAAGTAGCGCAATGGCTTTGAGAAGCGATGTTTAGCAAAGGCAGAGAAGAGTGAGGCTAGGAAACGCATAGAACTGCAATGGCATAGCAAAGAGAAGACATTTTATTAAACATTTTATTAAAAGGAGAAACGAGCATGAAAAAAATTATTATTGGCGTAGCGTCCGTATTGGCAAGCGCTTTGCTGATGGCCGGATGCAATAAGCAGGTTATTGACCTGACCTATGAATACAGCTGGGCACAGCTGAAAATGCCTGATGGAACGATTGTCGAGGGGAAGTTGAACAGTTGGGACGATTACGAGGGCGACCAGCTGCAAGTGAAGATTGACGGTGTGACCTATCTGGTTCATTCGTCCAATGTTGTGCTGCGACATTGATAGAAAGGAGGATCTTTATGAAAACCACGATGCGCGATAAGGCTTGCCAGCTGATTGGCAAGTATCAGTTCTTGGAAGAGGACTTTCGTTCAAAGTCGTTTTTCAAGCCCGGGCCGTTTTGCAGCCCGTATGGCCAGTCGGAGGAAGCTATAAAAGCGAAGATGTGTGGCCAGTTCTTGGCCGATTTGAACAAGCTGCTGGAAGAGGACGAAGCTGCAGCAGCCCAGGAAGACCCCCGCAAGACCGCCTCGGCTGGCAAGTGGTGCGCGGACTCAGCGGCACAGGCAGCTGAGAGAGCCGCAAAGGAGGCGCGGAACAATGGGTGAAGCACTGGCGATCATCATCGCGTTTGCCGCCCTGCTGGGCATCTCGTGGGGAGTCACCTGCGCCGCCGTGTGGGCCATCTGCGCATTGATGCACTGGACGTTCACCTGGGCCGCCGGAACGGCGGCGTGGATCGCGCTCTGGCTCATCGGCAGCTTTGGCAGCTCTAAGAAGTGAGGCGCTGACCATGCCTGCACAGAAGAAGCATTACAACAAGCGTTGGCTTGAACAGCGCTGGGATGCAAGGCAGCCGGAGCGGCTGGCACACATCAAAGAAAAGAGGTCGAAGCATGATGAAGGTCATACAGGGCACCTTCCGGCAGATTCCGTACTGGAAACTTCGGGGCCGGTTCCACAGCTGCGGCTACCGCGATCAGGAAGTCGCCAAGTATATCGGCATTGGCCGGGACACCATGAGCGGCAGGATGCAGGGGCACAATCCGTGGACAAGCGCAGAGATCACAGCAATGTGTGAACTGCTTGACATCAGACAGAATGAGATCGGTGAACTGTTTTTCCCCTCACTTGAGAAAGGAGAATCCGCATGAAGATCAAATCCGGCGTATGGTACAGGCTGGCCGTGGCCAGCGGGGCCGTTGGCCTACTGTACGGCATGGGGATGGAGGGCAGCTTCCAGACCGGCAGCACCATCTCCGACGGCCAGTTTGCCACGGCCCTGTGCCTGGTGTTGGCAGCGGTGATGTTCCTGCGGCTGGGCTTTGCCGCCCAGGATCGTGAGCAGAACGCCCGCCGTTATGGCCGCATTGACCGAACCCACGCCCGCACCGAGGAGCCGGGGTACCGGCAGAACCGGAGGGACGCATGAAAAAAAGCCCGCCGGTGCGCCAACACCGACAGGCTGCAAGGGTTGATGGAATTTGAAAGCCCCATCACCCCGATGATATCACAAAATCGGAGGTTTTTACAGATGGAGAATGAATTGACCGTCCGGGTGGAGCGCCCGGCAATTCCAGCCATGAGCTGGAACGAGGCCGAGGTTGAACGGAACCTTGACGAGATGCTGGCGGCCTACAAAGGCCGGGTCTACACCCCGGAGAGCATCAAGAGCGCCAAGGAGGATCGGGCAAAGGTCAACGGCTGGGATAAGCAGCTTGGAGCTGCTGCCACGGCAGCGAAGAAGCTCTACATGAAGCCGCTGGAAGATTTCCAGCGGAGCATCAAGGAGATGCAGGGCAAATGCAAGGAGATTTCCGGAGCGATTGACGCACAGGTCAAGGCTGTGGAGGCCGCCGAAAAGGAAGAAAAGGCTTCTACCCTGCGCCTGATCTACCGGGACAACATCGGCGAGTTGGAAGCTCTCATTCCGTTTGAACGCCTGTTGGACAACCGCTGGCTGAACAAGACGTTCGCCATTGCAGAAGCAAAAAAGTCCCTGTGCCAGTCCATCGAGAACATCCGCAGCGACCTCGACTTTATCCGCGAGAACTGCGGAGAGGATGTCGAACCCTGCACCACCGAATACCTGCGCAACCTGAGCGTGAACGAGGCCGTACGCGAGCATACCCGCCGCGAGAAGTCCCGCGCAGCACAGAGGGACGCAGAGGCCGCCAGAGAAGCGGCAGAGCGGGCGCGGGCTGCTGCTCCGGTAATTGTTCCCCCGACCGCAGAAGAACGCGAGATGCGGGCGCAAGCCACCGCAGCAACGCAAGCCGCCGCATTCATCACGCCGGAGGGCCGTCTGGACATGGAGGCGATGCAGAGCTTCGCCGCTGCGCAGGAGGCTTCCTCCCGCAAGCGCTATTACTTCTGGGTTGAGTTCACCAAAGAAGACATTGCATGGTTCCGCAGCGCTGCCAAAGAACGCGGGTTCGATTTCGGCAGCATCAAATAATCTTCAACATTCTAGGAGGTAACAAAAATGGGTTTCACTTCACGCGCTGGCGCTGCTGCGCCGAATACCACTACCACAGTTCAGAGCCGCTCCTTCGCTGCTCAGGTCAAGCAGAGCGAAGCGATGCAGCCGGTCGCAGAATCTAAGCCGGTCGAAATCGAGAGCATGGACGGCCAGCATCTGACCGTCACCTTTGACGATGTGCGGAACTTCATCTGCAAAGATGCGACCTTCGCAGAGTGCCGCATCTTCTTGGAGACCTGCAAGCAGTACCACCTCAACCCATTTACCAAAGAGGCATATCTTATCCACTACGACAATAAGAACGGCGACAGCGCGTCCACCATCGTGCTGGGCAAGACCTGCTATATGAAGATGGCCGAGCGTCACCCGCAGTATGACGGATTTGAAGCTGGCGTTATCGTGCTCGTGCCGGAAGTTGGCGAGATTATTCACCGCGAAGGATCCATCGTCTACGAGGACGAGAAGCTGGTCGGTGGCTGGGCTAAAGCCTACCGTAAGGACCGCAGCCGTCCCTTCTACGAAGAAGTGAAGCTGAGCGAATACGACACCAAGAAATCAATGTGGGTAACGAAGCCTGCAACGATGATTCGTAAGGTGGCCCTCGTCCACGCGCTGCGCGAATCCTTCCCGGCCACGTTTGGCAGCCTCTACGATGAGAGCGAGGTTCCGGTAGATGCAGAAGCATCCTGCCGCGAGGTCGAGAACGAGCAGCCCGAAATCGGCGCTATGCAGCCCCGCAAACTGAAGCCGAAAAAAGAACAGCCCGAACCGTTGGCAGTCGAAACCACCGACACCAACGATGATCCGTTTGGCGGTGATGGCGAATGATTATCAAGACGAGCACTGGTGCAATGGTGGCCGGAGCGCTGGCCCGCGACCCGGAAATCAAGGAAACGCGGACTGGAAACCAGTTCTTGAGCATGAGTGTCAAGGCGCACAGCGTCAAGGATGATTCCGGCAAGTGGAACAGTGTTTTCGTGGAGTGCTGCATCTGGCGCGATTTGGACCGCTGGGATGGACTGCTGCACAAGGGAGATTTTGTCGTGGCGTTTGGTCGGGAGCTGAAAAGCCACGAATCCAACGGAAAGACCTATTGGAATCTCGATGCTGATGGCGTTGTGGTTGGAGGACTTGTCAATGCAAGCTGGGTTCAGATAGCAATCGACATGATGCAGCCGGCCGAACAGGCAGGAACCGATGACTTTGCACCGGTGGAGGATGAGACACCCTTTGACACCGGCTCTAAGCCGCCGCAGAGCGCTTCTCAGCCGGAACCGGCAAAACAACCCGCCCCGGTGGCAGCACCCGAATATGACGACGATAGCCGCCCGATTTCGGATACGGACGACTTGCCGTTCTGATTCACCGTTGAGAGAAAGGAGGTGAGCAGATGGCAATTTTTCGTTGCGTTTCGCCGAACTTTTGGTCAGACCCGAAGGTGGACGATGACTTCACCCCGGAAGATAAATACTTTTATCTCTACCTTCTCACCAATCCGCACACCACTTTGAGCGGATGCTATGAGCTGGGCAAGCGGCAAGCGAGCAGAGAGCTTGGATACAACGAAGAGACCGTAGACCGACTTATCCACCGAATGGAAACTGTTCACAACGTTATCCGCTATGACAAGGCAACGAAAGAGATATTGCTTCTTAACTGGCACAAATACAACTGGTCGAAATCACCCAAATGCCTGAAGGGCGTTGAGTATTCGCTGCAAAACATCAAGAGTGATGCGTTCAGGAAATACTGCGCAGATACCCTATCTATACAGTATCGGTACAGTATAGATACAACTGTATCTGTAACTGCTACTGTAACTGAACCTATTACTGAAACTGTTATCTATCCTAATAGAGATAGCTTAAATAACAGCAAAGAGAAAGCCCCGGCAGCTGATGCAGACCTCGCCCAGATTATTCAGCGGTACGAGGAAGTTGCAGGCAGCTTTCCGCGTTCAGCGCTGGAAAAGCTGCAAAGCTGGCGGCAGGCTTTCGGCACAGACTTGATCTTGCTGGCAATTGACCGGGCAGCGGAAGCAAATAAACGGTCGTGGGCCTACATAAACGGAATCTTAGCCAGTTGGCAACGCGAAGGTGTTCAGACGGTTGGCGATGTAGCTGCAAGCGATGAGCAGTACCAGAGCCGCCAGCAGCAGGCACGGCCCGGCAGCGCTACCGGTGGAAGAAAGCCCACCGAGAGCGTGGACGATCAGCTGACCAGAGTGCTGGCAAACATGGACAGAAAAAGAGGGTTTGAGCAATGACGAAAGAAGAAACGGCCCAGCTGATACGGATGAACTTCACGCTGTACAAGCTGGGCAGCAAACCCCTCACGGATGAGGAAATGGAAACCACCATTGACGTGTGGACATATCAGTTCCGGGATTATCCCGGCGAAGTGGTGAAGCGGGCGTTTCTGGCCGCGAATCGCGTCTGCGTCTATCCCATCACGGTGGCAGATATCTACAAGCAGCTTTCCCAGTGCATCAACCCGGATGCAGAGTGGGAGGTGCTGGCGGATGCAGCCCGCAAGGCACAGAAATACATGAGCTGGAAAAACTTCCCGATGGTGACCGGCATTGACGAGAAGGGCGGGCTTATCCGTAGCGATGGCACGGAAGAGCTGCAAGTGCTGTACGACAGCCTCCCCCCGGCGGCCAAAATTTACGCCGGGAGCGTGGGCGGCCTGAAGGAGCTGGCCATGACCCCGGACTTGACCTATCGCCGGGTCGAGTTCCTCAAACAGTCGCGGGAGGGCATTACGACAACGCCGAGGGAAGCCGCCCGGCTGCGCGGCACGTCTGACCCAGCCAGATTGGAGGCAGTCAATGGGTAAGTTCAGGGTTTTAAAGTTCAGGGTTTTAGTGGAGTGCCGCAACGAGGGCGGCACAGATCTCCACTGCTGGATCGTGGAAGCGAAGAATCCCGGCGAGGCGGAACATATCGCCGTCTCCAGGGCTCGGGCCTTTTACCCCGAGTTTGATGAGTTTGAACCTGTAAGGACGGAGGAAATGCAATGTCTAAGGAAGTCGTCTTGATTGACCGCGACGAGCTGCTCAAGCACGAGGTTATGATTATCACCAAGGGCAACGCCGCCTTTCACGGTGTCCCGTCCTCGCTTATCGAGACAGCCCCGGTTATTGGCCTCAAGAGTCTGTGGCCCGTATGGAGAGACCCGGAAACCGACCCGCCGAAGGTCGAAACCGAAGTTCTGGTTTTGTACCGCAACGATATTGACGGATACAGTATTACGACAGCGCACTATGAAGACGGGAGCGTTTTTTTACAAGATAGCGTATGGTATTGGGAAGACCTTCCCGATTGGGGGACATACGACGAGGAGCGGGACGACTACAAAATCCCGAAAGGCTGGTGGGAATACCGCCATTTCAACCTTGATGAGGTTTACAACAACCAGATAGACCGCCCCGTGGTGGGCTGGATGCCGCTGCCGCCGGAGGTGCTGAAAAATGACGATGACACCGTGTAAAGACTGCCCTGCACGGCACCCGGCATGCCACGACAGCTGCCTTAAATACGCCGAGTTTAAGCGCCAGCGCGGCGCAGAAGCCGCTTACACCCGAGAGATGCTGGACACAGGCAAGGTCTACCACTACGACCACGAGGACCGCCACCGGGAGCGGGGCCGCAAGAAGTACATGAGAGCGAACGGAGGTGCGGACAGGTGAAGCGGACTGCAAGCAAATGGGTTGACCCATCAAAGAGACTGCCTCGTAGCCTGAAGCCCGTCCTCTTTGTAGAAAAATCACTCTTCCACGAGGAAGCGGTGGTCGGATGCTATGATTCCACCTATAAATGCTGGACGATTTTAGAGTACGGGTACAGCACCGCAAGATCCATTCCAACCGAAAACGTGCGGTGTTGGATGCCGAAGCCCAAGCCGCCTAGAAAGAGGAAACCTGCGAAAGCGAACGGAGGTGCAGACAGTGAAACCGAAAACAAAGTCTGAGCTGATGGCAGAATGGGCCAATCAGCCGGACCAGCTCAAAAAAGAGCGCGAGGTCAAGGCCGTTCGGAAAGCAATGGACGATGCCCGCGCAGCAATCCAAGACGGCCTAACCCGGTACGTCAAGAAAAAGACCAAAGCCCGCAGCATGGCAAAGGCCGAATCCGATCCGTTCTCAGAGTTGGCGGGCTGGGAAAGTGTGGAGCAGATCCAGAATGCCTACGGCTACGATGAGATCACCGCCGACAAACGAGACAGACTGCTTGACCTGTGGGAAGCTCGCGAGACCGCCCGGAACAGCCGAAAGGCTGGTGACAGCAAGTATCACGACCTTGTGACGGAGATGCTGGAAACGGCCGTCCGCCGGGTGGGCAATGAGTACGCAGATATGCTGTTTGAGTATGACCAGCAGCGCAGGGAAGCTGAAAAGCAGTGCGAGCAGCTGGCAATGGAAGGGATGATGGAAAAATGAAGGCTGTTTTGCTGAGCATCCGGCCTGAATGGTGCGACCTCATCATTCGGGGGCAAAAAAACCTTGAGGTTCGCAGGACCCGCCCAAAATTGGAAACGCCGTTCAGGGTGTACGTCTACTGCACAAAAGCTCCGCAGCAACTCATCACCATTTTCAAGGATGGCGAAGAAACGATGGACGGCGAAATCCATCACGGAAAGCCTGTGTTCGTAAAGTTCAATAAGCTACTGCCGGACAGCGTTCGCGGTAAAACTCAGGTGGTTATTGGAGAGTTCATCTGTGATGACATCCGGCGCATCGGCCCCGAGTACTGCATCGTCAAAGAAGATATTGAAACAGCAATTGCTGGAAGTTGCCTCAGTATCAAGCAGGTGAAGGAATACGCCGGCTGGAATATCGGTATGAACTATGCCGATATGAAAGACCTGTATGGTTGGCATATTTCCGACCTGAAAATTTACGACCAGCCGCTCGAGCTGCGGGCGTTCACAGGCTTACAGAGCACACGGTTTGGTATGCGGCCTGTGGAAATTACCAGCCCGCCCCAGAGCTGGCGCTATGTGGAGGACGGCAGATGAAACTGACCCTCTACGGCGACCCGCGAACCAAGAAGAACTCTGCCCGCATCCTCAGAAGCCGCTCAGGCGGGCGCTTTGTGGCCCCCAGCAAAGCCTATGTGGATTATGAGACGGACTGCATGCGACAAATCAAAAGGCCGCACAGCCCCATTTCTGCCCGCGTGAACGTGCGGTGCGTGTACTACATGAAGACCGCCCGCCGGGTCGATCTGGCAAACCTCATCGAGGCGACCACGGACATTCTGGTAAAAGCCCGAGTGCTGGAGGACGACAACAGCAAGATCGTCGCCGCCCACGATGGCAGCCGGGTGGAGCTTGACCGGGAGAAACCCCGGGTGGAAATTGAGATTGAAGAAATGGAGGGATGATATGGACTTGCCAAACAAAAAGTACTCCGTCATATATGCAGATCCACCGTGGAACTATCTGCAAAAAGGAGCGGCTGGTAAAAAACAAGGGTACGCAGCCCAGCATTACAAAACTATGACTACCGATGATATTTGCGCTCTGCCTGTCCAACAGCTTGCGGGGGGGGGGGGGGGGGTGGATGCCTATTATTCATGTGGGCAACATTTCCCACACTCCCGGATGCACTTCTAGTTATGGATGCTTGGGGGTTTACTTACAAAACCGCTGCTTTTGTTTGGGTGAAAAAATACAAATGCGGAAAAAACTTCGTTGGGATGGGTGCGTACACCCGCGCAAACGCAGAAATTTGTCTGTTGGGTGTGTCGCATGACTTTTGCGCAAAAAAGCAGATAAAAAGCCACTCCGTGCGGCAGGTTATTGAGGAACCTATCCAAGCGCACAGCGTAAAACCAGAAGAAACACGGCGGCGCATTGTTGATTTGCTGGGGGATGTGCCGCGCATTGAACTTTTTGCCCGTCAACGTGTGCCTGGTTGGGATGCGTGGGGCGACGAAATCAAAGAAAAGGAGGACGAAAATGACCCAAAAGTGGACGCTTGAAACCGACACGCCAAAGCCGGACGGCGGCGTGGACTACCGAACTGTCAAGGCGTGGTTTCAGCAGTGCCGAGACCTTGCGACAGCTATCGAAGTCCAGAAGCAAAAAATACAGCGCATCCGGGACGTGGCCGAAAAATGCACCCAGAGCCTGAGCGGGATGCCTGCGGGTGGTGGCAATGGGGACAAGGTGGGCTTTGCTGTAGAGCAGCTGGACACCGAGCGCCGACAGCTTCAGAGGATGGAGACGGATCTGTGCAATCTGCGTGTCGAGGCCACCCGGCGGGCATACTGCCTGATAGCCGAGCCGGAATGCGCCGAAGCGATTTGCGAGCACTATGTCATAGGCAAGTCTCACAAGGAAATCGCAAAAGAAGTCGGCGTATGCGGGTCAGATGTGGTCTACCGGCGAATCAAACGCGGATGCATGGCCCTGGCCGAGATATGGGACGAATTTTCTGACGTGCAAAGTGTACAACATGCACAAGAAAACACAGCATGATTTTGGCAGGGGTCAGCTCTTTTCAAGTCTGTAAGCTTAGATGTAAAATTCTAATAAGCGGTTCAGCGCTAAGCGGTAGCCGCTTGCCACGCAGCCTCCAGAACGGTCCCTTCCTTGTGACAGGTTTTCATGCTTTCCTGTTCTCCTTCGCCGTTTTGCGGGCTGCTTCTATGCGATACACTGACACAAAGGCAGCCTGCCGCTCACGAGAGACAGGAGGCGGTTCGATTCCGCCGTATCGCACCGTATGGCGCATGGACTCATCCCCCACAAAGCTGCACGCTTAACCTCCCGTGCCACAATATAAAGCTTTGAATCCCTGAGGGTGTGGGTAGACTTCCCGACGGGATGTGCGTCAAACAACAGCCCTGGTTCTCCGCCAGGGCTGTTTTATATGGCCGCCTGAGCGCAGTACGGAGCGCGTGTCAGCTGAGATATTGCTGGCTGGTTCGAGTCCAAAGGCGGTGTTTTATACTCCGGTAGCTCAAGTGGTAGAGCGGCGGTCTCCAAAACCGCATGTTGTAGGTTCGAGTCCTGCCGGGAGTGCTTGCATGATCTGACGAGAGCGGGGAGCGCAATAGCGGGGCATCCAGCCGCGAAAGTTCTGGATGCAGCGGCATTGCACCCGACAAGCAAAGCCGCTTATTATATGCCGTCATAGCTCAATTGGCAGAGCGCCGCCCATTTAAGGCGGGACAACGTTGGTGACACCACGGGAACATCACTGCACAGCCAACCACTGCGCACATCCATTCCGTGGGTGCTGGTTCGAATCCAGCTGGCGGCACATTCGATATTTTAACCGTTCGGATTTCCGGGCGGTTTTTCTTTTGCACGAGTTTAGAGAGGTGGTGGCGGTGAGTGCGAAGCGGCTGACAGACAGGCAAAAAAAGAAGATCGTTGCTGACTATGTGCAGCTGCAGAGCTACGCCAGAACCGCAAAGCTGAACGACGTGGCAGAAAGCACCGTGCGGAAAATCGTGAAAGATAATCCCAAGTGTGCGGATTTGTGCGCCTTAAAAAAAGAGCAGAACACGCAGGACATGCTTTCCTACTTAGGCAGCAAGCGCGGGGAAGCGCAGGATCTTCTCGGGCTGTACCTAAAAGCGATGGCAGACCCGGACAAGATCGCAGAGGCAACGCTGCCGCAGTTGTCCACGGCGTTCGGCACCATCGTAGACAAGTTTGCTATGCTGGGAGACCAGAGCGGCATAGAAGCCCCGGACGATGGCCTGCTTGAGGCTCTGAGCGCCGCCGCAGACATCAGCCCGCCGGACGACGTGGAGATGCTGCCAGAGGAAGAGGACGACAATGCGGAAAAGTAACGGTTTTCGCTGGAAAGCCCTCAGCCAGCGGCAAAAGCAGGTCTTGAGCTGGTGGACACCGCAGAGCGCATACAGCGGTTACAATGGCATCATTGCCGATGGCGCTATCCGATCGGGCAAGACCTTTGCCATGAGCTTTTCGTTCGTCCAGTGGGCCATGACCTGCTACAGCGGCCAGCAGTTTGCCATGTGTGGCAAGACCATCGCCAGCTTCCGGCGCAACGTGCTGGGGACGCTCAAGCAGCAGCTTGCAGCCCGTGGCTACAACGTCAAGGAGCATCGGGCAGAAAACTGCATGACTGTCAGCAAAGGCGGCAAAACCAACGAGTTTTACTTTTTTGGCGGCAAGGACGAGAGCAGCCAAGACCTGATCCAGGGCATCACTCTTGCCGGGGCATTCTTTGACGAGGTAGCCCTGATGCCGCAGAGCTTCGTCAATCAGGCCACGGCCCGTTGCTCTGTCACCGGGTCAAAGTTCTGGTTCAACTGCAACCCGGGCAGCCCGCAGCACTGGTTTTATCTGGAGTGGGTGCGCAAGTGCCGTTCCCGCAAGATGATGTATCTCCATTTCACGATGGACGACAATCTGTCGCTTTCCGAGGACATCAAGGCCAGATACCGCAGCCAGTACAGCGGTGTTTTCTATCAGCGCTACATTCTGGGCCTGTGGACGGTGGCCGAGGGCCTTGTATATGACATGTTCGACCATAAGAAGCACGTCGTTGATGTGCTGCCGGAGCTGTCTCCAAAAAGCGCCTATGTGGCGTGCGACTTTGGCACCCAGAACGCAACGGTTTTTTTGCTGTTCCAGAAGCAGGCAGATGCAGACTGCTGGATCGTCACCCGGGAGTATTACTACAGCGGCCGCGAACAGAAGCGGCAAAAGACCGTGGGCGAGTATGTTGCAGACCTCAATGTGTGGCTGAATGGTCTCAAGCCGGAGAGGATCATCGTTGACCCCTCTGCCCTGCCCCTGATTACAGAGCTGCGCAAGAACGGCTTTACCCAGACCCCCGCAAACAACGACGTTCTGAGCGGCATTCTGGACGTGCAGACCATGCTGCAGACCGGGCGGCTGAAGATTTACAAAGACTGCAAGCACACGCTGGAAGAGTTCGGCGTGTACGCTTGGGATCCAGACAAAGACGACACCGTGCTAAAGGTCAACGACCACTGCATGGACGCTATCCGCTATTTCGTGCGCACAAAGCGCCTTGTGAAACTGAGGGATTGATTTTGAGCACTGTATACACATTCCAGACATTTCAGCAGGCGCAAGCCGCCGGGGAACAGCCTGATTTCATCCGGCGGTTCGTGCAGCAACACTGCGCTTCCAAGCCCTACAATATGGCTCTGGATGCCGACCTGTACGATGCCCAGAAAAACCCGGGGGCTGAACGCTTCGCGCAGGCTTACGCTTTGATGCTGGAGCGCCTATCCAAAAACACCAAGCAGGACACCCCACACCCCGATATGGTCAAGAGCAATCTTTTCCGGCGGCTCAACAAGCAGCGGGCGACCTACTCCCTCGGCAACGGCGTGGTCTTTGCGGACGATGGCGTGGACAAGGGCAAGCTTGGGCAAAACTTTGATGAGCAGATCCAGAAGGCCGGATATTTCGCCCTGATTCACGGCGAGAGCTTCGGCTTCTGGAACAACGACCATCTGGTGGTTTTCAAGCTGACCGAGTTCGCGCCCCTGTACGATGAAAAGACAAGCCTTTTGCAGGCGGGTGTGCGCTTCTGGCGGTTGAACCCGGACACAGATATGCACTATATCCTGTACGAGCTGGACGGCTTTACCGAGTACACGGAAAGCAAAATCGGCAATGTGATGCAGGAGACAACGCCGAAGCAGGCATACAAGAGCGTGACCGTCACCACACCCGGCGGCGGGCTGGAAAGCGTAGAGGGCGAAAACTACAGCGCTCTTCCCATTGTGCCGCTGTGGGGCTCCGACCTGCACCAGAGCACGCTTGTGGGCTTGAAAGCCTACATTGACAACACCGATCTGGTGATGTCCGGCTTCTGCAATGACCTGCAGGACTTTTCGCAGATCTACTGGCTGTGCGAGAACTTCAACGGCATGACCGATGACGAACTGCAGGAGTTCCTTGTCAAGCTGAATCTGTACCACATTGCAGGCGCAGACACCAGCGAGGGCGGCAAGATCACCCCCTACACCAACGAGATCCCCGTGACGGCCCGGCAGGCTCTGTTGGAGCTGCTCCACACCAGGGTGTATGAAGACTTCGGCGGGCTGGACGTGCATTGCGTCAGCGCGGACAGCACCAACGACCATCTGGATGCGGCCTATGAACCGCTGAACCAGAACGCGGACGACTTTGAGGCTCAGGTCAAGCCGTTCATCCGGCAGATCTGCGCACTGGCTGGCTTTGACAACGCCATGCCGGCATTCAACCGCAGCAAGATCACCAACACGGACGAACAGGTCAGCATGGTGATTTCCGAGGCCGCCATCATCGGGCAGGACATGGCCATTGACCTGCTGCCCAACCTGACCCCGGAGCAAAAGAAAAAGGCCCGGGCTTCCCTGATGGCAGAGAGCGCAACACGGGAGACCGTGGACGAGGAGGACGAAGACGATGGCGAATCTTAAAATCCCGATGGAAGGGAAAATCGAAATCGAGCTTTCAGAACAAGCAAAAGATATTCTGCTGCGCTTTATTTCTGCTGTTGAACGTTTGGAAGATCGTGACGCAAGCAAAAACTTTACAATCGAAGTCAACAGAACAGCAATTCGGAAAGCGTGTGAAGAAGTTGTCAAGCCATTGCCTGACACAATCGATGATGTATGACGAACGACCGTGACCGCATTTCTACCCGCCAGCTGAACCGCCTGCGCCGCCGTATCCTCCGGGTGTACGGCACTGCCCGCCGGGAGATGCAGGAGCAGCTGACCGAGTTTCTTACAAAATATAAGCAACTGGATGAGCGCAAGCGGGCGCAGCTGGATGCAGGCGAGATCACCGAAGACGACTACCGCATCTGGCTGCAAAATCAGGTCTTTCAGTCCGATTTGATGCACGCCAAGCTGGACGGCATCACGCAAACCTGCACCACAGCCCAAGAGACGGCCTACAAGCTGGCCCGGGACGAGCAATACAACATCTTTTCCTTTGGCGCAAACTGGGCCTTCTACGAGCTGGAACAGGCCGCAGGCGTGACGTTCGGGCTGACCCTGTACAACACCGAAGCGGTCAAGCTCCTGCTGAAGGAGAACCCCCGCATGGTGCCCAACAAGCGCATCAAGAGCGAGAGCAACCGCACCTATGATGCCCGGGTGTTCAATCGCTACGTCATGCAGGGCATTGTGCAGGGCAAGAGCGTCCACGACATCGCCGTGCAGGCCGTCAACGGCATGGCCGACACGGAGATCCACTGGGCCATGAACAACGCCATCACGGCCCTTACCAGCGCCCAGAACGCCGGGGCTTTGCAGCAGATGCGCAACGCCCAGGCTTTGGGCATCGAGGTCAAAAAGCGATGGAATTCTACCCACGACTACCGCACCCGCGAGATGCACCGCCTGCTTGACCAGCAAACGGCAGAGCTTGACGAGCCGTTCAAGGTCATGGGTTACGAGATTCAGCGACCTGGCGACCCGAACGCAGCGCCGGAGATGGTCTACCACTGCCGCTGTGTGCTGTCCTCTGCTCTGGGCAAGTATCCACGGCAGAACGCACGGCAAATTGACAACGTGCCTGTGGTCGAGGACAGCGGCAAGGTGGACGAAAAAGGCAGGCCTATCATGGTGCGGGTCAAAAAGACCACGCCCGTCATGGATTACACCGAGTGGTATAAATCCAAGGGCGGCAAAGAGAAAGAGCAAATGTGGTGGGCAGAAGAGAGAAAACGCAGAAAGGAGGCTGCAAAGCATGGATGAGAAGAAGCCTTGCAAATTTTGCGAGAGGCTTGCGTGGTGGAAGGAAAATTCCCCCAAAGGGGAGAACGGACTTTACACCACATTTCAAGTCAGTCTTATCACAAAAACACACAGGAAAGGCGCAGGCGTGTGCGGTACGGTAACGCATCGTGCCGGACAGCTGAATTTCTGCCCTGAGTGCGGTCGCAGCTTAAAGAAAAAGCGAGAACCGAGGGATAAGCCGTGAACTTTAACTACGACATCAAATTCACCGACAACACCCCGCGGCTGCATGAAGCGCTGGACTCGTGGGCGGAGCGGGTGCTGACCATCTGGGGCATGAAGGTGCAGGACTACGCCCAGCTTCTTGTGCCCACAGGCACGGCAGACAGCACGGGCATTGAGGGCTATGTGGGCGGCGCACTCAAGCAGAGCCTGACATTTGCCATCGACCTCGCAAAAAAGACCGTGACCATCGGCAGCAACCTGTTTTACAGCGTCTATGTGGAGCTGGGCACGGGCATCTTTGCCGAGAAAGGCAACGGACGCAAAACGCCGTGGGTCTGGAAAGACTTCAACGGCAAGTGGCACTTTACCCGGGGCATGGCCCCCCGTCCGTTCCTCCGCCCGGCGGTGGAGGAGCACATTGACGAGCTGCGAGAGATCGCGGTGGAAGAAGGAAACAAGGAGGCTTAAACATGAGCATTTACGACTATGACGATGAAGAAACCTATAAAGTTGCCGTAAAAGTGGATAAGGTTCTTAGAGAGCACCTTTCAAAGGAAGAATTGGAAATTGTGAGTGCATATCTTCATACAATGAACAAATTTGCGGAGATTGCAGCCGCAAAAGAAGAAAAGTTCGCAAAAGAAGCGTTGGACGAGCTTTTTGAAAAGGTGGATAAAAAACATGGATAACATTGTTTACACCGCTATGGTTGAAGGACTTACGTTTGAAGACATCAAAAAACTTCAAGAAATGTTTGAACGGAACAGCGACCCACGCGTTGACCTTTCTCCATATTACCTGCAGGAGACAAAAGAACGGATCCTTTTTGTTGAAATGCAGAAAGCAAGAGAACATCTTCAGGAACTTTGCGATAATGCGTATGGAAAAGGAAATCGCGTCATTATGGTAACTGCGCAGAAATCAATTTAATACTCAGCGGTTGGCGCACAGCGTCAGCCGCTTTTTTATGCCGTTTTCGCTCAATGGTAGAGCTGCTGATTTGTAACCAGCGGACGCGGGTTCGACTCCTGCAAGCGGCACCACGCCGGCAGCACGTCCGGCAAATAAACCTTATTGCCAAGCATGGCAGCCCGAGCAAGGGCAGAAAGGACTAACACATGGCACTCGAACGCAAGACTCTCCGGGCGATTCTGGAAGATGAAACGACTGACACCAGCGGCAAGCTCAAGAAAATTCTGGACGTGCTGCATGAGGAAACGGACACTTTGCAGAACCAGCTCGATGAGAAGAACGCAGCCCTCGCCAAAGCCGAAAAGGACCGGGATGCAGCCAACGGCGGCAAGCAGGCCGCTGAAAAGGCTCTGACCGACTACAAGGCCCAGCAGACCCAGAAGGATACCCACGCAGCCAAGGAAGCCAAGTTCCGGGAACTGCTGAAGGCCGCCGGGGTGCTGGACAAGTATGCTGATCGGGTCGTGCGGCTGTCTGGCGAGGATATCGACAAGCTGGAGCTGGACGATAAGGGCGAGGTCAAGGACGCCAAGAAGCACACCGACAGCCTGAAAGCTGATTGGAGCGACTTCGTAGGCACTACGACCACCACCGGCGCAAAGGTGGACACCCCGCCCACCAACACCGGCTCCAAAATGACCAAAGACCAAATTTTTGCAATCAAGGACGCCGGCGAGCGCCAGGCGGCCATTGCAGCAAATGCCGACCTGTTTACAGGCGGCGGAAAGGACTAACACATGGCAGCAAAGACCAATCTGACCACCACTACCGAGATCACCGTCAACCCTCGGGAAATCGACTTTGTGACACGCTTCCAGCGCAACTGGGAGCACCTGCGGGAGATCATGGGCATCATGCGTCCCATCCGGATGCAGCCCGGCACCGTGCTGAAGAGCAAGTACGCCCAGGGCACCCTGCAGAGCGGCACCGTGGCAGAGGGCGAGGAGATCCCCTACAGCCAGTACACCGTCAAGGAGAAGGACTACGGCAAGATCACAATCGAAAAGTACGCCAAGGCCGTCTCCCTGGAGGCAATCCAGAACTATGGCTATGATGTGGCCGTGCAGAAGACCGATGACGAGTTCCTGTTCGACCTGACCGCAAAGGTCACGGACAAGTTCTACAAGTACCTGAACACCGGCAGCCTGAAGGGCACCCCCAAGACCTTCCAGATGGCTCTGGCCATGGCAAAGGGCAGCGTGGAGAACAAGTTCAAGAATATGCACCGCACCGTCACCGGCGTTGTGGGCTTTGCCAACGTCCTGGACGTGGCGGAGTACCTGGGCACCGCCCCGATCACCATCCAGAACCAGTACGGCTTCCAGTACATCAAGGATTTCATGGGCTACAACACCATCTTCCTGCTGTCTGACGGCGAGATCGCAAAGGGCAAGGTCATTGCCACCCCCGTGGACAACATCGTGATGTACTACGTCGACCCCTCCGACAGCGATTACGCCAAGGCTGGGCTGGTGTACACCACCGCAGGCGAGGCCAGCAACCTGATCGGCTTCCACACCCAGGGCAACTACACCACCGCCGTCTCTGAGAGCTTCGCCATCACCGGCGTGACCCTGTTTGCTGAGTACCTGGACGGCATCTCTGTCCAGACCATTACCCCGGGTGAATCGGTCTGACCTGCAAGGGGGTGACTTTGCATGACCGTCCCTGAGCTGTGCAGATACACGCACAATTTTTTTGACCGGGCGGACGACCCCATTGCCGGGGAGTTCGCCTTTGAGCCGGACACCGTGCCCGCCGGGGTAGTTCCTGGACAGTATTTCCTTGTGTGCGGATCCATCTTCAATGACGGCGTGCACAAGGCCGGGGACGGCGATCTGACCGCCGAGATCTTCACCGGGACAGTGCAGCCCATGCGCGTGCCGCCTGATTTTGTGGCGCTGGCTGAAAAAATCGACGCATACGACAAGGCGCTCCCGTCCGGCGGCGTGTATGTGTCCCAGTCCTTTGCCGGGTGGTCCGGCACAATGGCTACAGGCGCGGACGGATTGCCCGCCGACGGCAAAACCCGCTATAAATCCGAGATCAATCAGTGGAGGAAGATGTGACATGGTCAACGCGTTCACTGCATCCACTGTGATGCAGAGCTTTACCCAAAAATACCGCTTTCAGACCCGCAGCTATGAGCCGGACGGCGTGGGCGGCTTTGTGTCCGGCTGGCAGGACGGACCCGAGTTTGAGGCTGTGGAGCGCCACGACACCACCGTGGAAGCTCAGGTGGCGGAGCAGGCTGACACCGCTTCCACCTATACGCTGCTGGTTAACACGGGTGTGCCGCTGGCTTTCCCGGACTACATCAAGCGGGTAAGCGACGGCCAGACCTTCCAGATCACCAGCACAGCAGACGAAAGCAAAGCCCCGCCGGAATCCGGCATGGGGCTGCGGGCCGTCAAGTGCAAAAAGGCGGTGCTGCCGTAATGGGGACCGCCGAGAGCATCAACCGGGCGCTGAACACGTTCTTCAACGGGTTCGGCATCCCCGGCTATCTGGAAGACAACATCCCGCCCGCCGCTTCCCTGCCCTACCTGACCTACAAGCCCGCCGTCCCCGGCGGCTGGAACGAGGAAGCGTCGTTTCATGGCCGCTTGTGGTATCCAAGCAGCGCAGGGCGTTTACCCATCTTACAGACCGAAGACCAAATTAGCGCAGCCCTTGCAGGCGGTTTGACCGTGCCGTGCGAGGGCGGCGCTATTCTTTTGCGCAAAGGCACCCCGTGGGCCCAGCCGATGGACAACCCGCCCGAGGGCTATTTGTGCGAGTACCTGAATTTTGAGATCACGCAGCTATGCGAGTAAGGAGAATTATGGGAAGAAAATTTACCAAAATTTCCGCAGAAGCATTCAAGTCCATGCAGATCAACGCGGGCCTTGTGCTGAACAAGTTCGACACTGAGAGCCAGACCGCCGTCGCTGATGCCGACATCATCTGCGCAACCACTGGCGGCATCACCGCCACCTGCACCCCCAACATCACCGACCTGGGCGAAGATGTGGACAACTGCCAGAAGAACACCGTGGAGCTCATGGAAATTGAGGACTACGACTGCACGCTGGCCTTCACCGCGCTGAATACCTCCGCCGAGGTCATCCGCATGGCGCTGGGCGCAGCGGACGTGGCCGGGGGCAAGGTAACGCCCCGCATGACGTTCAAAACTGACAAGACCACGGGCGACTTCAAAACCATTTGGTTTGTGGGCGACCTCATCGGCGGCGGTTATGTGGCTGTTCGGCTGGACAACGCAATCAGCACGGGCGGCCTGTCCCTCAAGACAACTGACAAGGGCAAGGGCAATGTGTCCGTCACCTTGACGGGCTGTGTCCGAATGGGAGACGAGACCGTCCCCATGGAGTTCTTTGTGAGTGAAGACGCGGCAGCATAAGGAGCGGAACAATGAAAACTCTCAACCAGATGGACGAAACAGAATTTCTGCGCCACTGTTACATGATCGCGGACAAGGTGGCCGCCCTGCTGACCGAGACGCAGGTGATGGAGCTGCGAAAAGTCGGCCCCATCCTCACGGGCAGTGAAACCCCCGATGAGCTCAAGGCCAAAAAAGAAGCCCAGGGCCGCAAGAACATCAAGGCAATGGCAAAAAAGCTGCTGTTCGACAACGCTCAGAACACAGCGGAGCTGCTGCCTTTGCTGTATGAGCTGGAAACGGACAAGGACGGCAACCCTGAAAAGATGACTCCCTTCAAAACCCTGCGCGTCATCACGGATACCATCAACGACCGGGATGTGCTGGATTTTTTATCCTCGTTGGTGAGGTTGGCTCAGACCGATATCGGCGGCTGATCTCATCCATCCGGCTGGATATGCTGAAAGCCATTGGCAAGCCCTACATTGCCCAGCATTGCGTCAATGCGATGCAGCAGGAAGCTTACGAGAAGAGCTACCGCGCCTACATCACGGACGCTCTGGCTGGCCTTGTGGGAATGGAGTGTCGGTGGGTGGATACCCTGCCCGACTTTAATGCTTCCACCCGTCCCCAGCAGAGCGCAGAGGAAATCAAGGCCCGCATTCTGGCCGGGCTGAACGGAGGTGACACGCCCTGAAACTTTTTGAATTGATGGCCACTCTTGGGCTGGACACGTCCGCGTATGAGCGGGGCATCAACAACGTCCAGAGCGAGACCAAAAAGACCGTGACGGCGCTTTCCAGCGAGTACAGCAAGGCCGCAAAAAGCGTTCTGGAACTGACCAAGCAGTATAACGAATCTGCCGCCAAGACGGGCAAGACCTCAGCTGAGACCAAAGAGCTGAAAAATCAGCTTGCAGCAGCTGAGGCGCAACTCAAGACAACCGCCTCCGCCCTGAAATCCGCAAACAACGGCATGGACTCCTTCGGCAAGTCGGCCAGCAGTACGGGAAGCGGGCTGACGGCGGCGCTGACAAAATCGCAGCTTCTGGCTTCTGCCATCTCCACGCTTGCTGGCGCGGCCATCAGCGGCGCAAAGCAGTTTGTGTCTATGGGCATCGAGTACAACGCCCAAATCGAGAGTTACCGCGTGGGCCTGACCAATATGCTGGGCGATGCAGAAGCGGCCAATGCGGCCATGCAAGCCATTCAGGAAGATGCAGCACGCACCCCGTTCAGTGTGGATTCGCTGACGCAGGCAAACCAGCTGCTGATCAGCGCGGGCGAAAATGCGGGATACTCCCGCAAGGTCATCATGGCGCTGGGCGATGCTGTTTCCGCCACGGGCGGAGGCAACGCGGAGCTTTCCCGCATGGCAGCTAATCTGCAACAGATTGCCAATGTAGGCAAAGCGTCCGCAATCGACATCAAGCAGTTTGCCTATGCCGGCATCAACGTTTATCAGGTGCTGGCTGACTACACCGGGAAAACGGTGCAGGAAGTCCAGAACATGACCATCAGCTATGACCTGCTGTCTAATGCCCTTATTGCTGCCAGCGATGAGGGCGGGCGCTACTACAACGCCATGAACACCCAGAGCCAGACCATGAATGGCCGCGTTTCTACCCTGAAGGACAACGTGAGTCAGCTGGCCGGGCTCATGACGGGCGACCTCAGCAGCGGAATCGGTGTGGTAATCTCCAACCTCAACGATATGACCGTGGCGGCCATCGATGCTTACAAGACGGACGGTTGGAAGGGGCTCGGCGAGGCCATTCTGGAACTGAACAACCCCATCAACTCCGTCATCAAGAAATTTGGCGAGCTTGGCTCTGCCGGAATCGGCGTTCTCGATAAATTGAGCTTCAAGCTCAACAAAGCCCTCGGGAAGAATGCTTACGCGGGGTACGAGAACAGTGACGAAGGATACAAGCAGTACCGCTCTGACAAAAACAGCCAGAGCAACTACGACCGCCGACGGCAGGACGCAAAAAAAGGAAAAGGCATCTACAACGAAAGCTGGACGGAACGGCAGGCAAAAGCGGCTGCTGCCGCCGGAAGTGGCGGGAGCAGTATCACTGCCTCGGGCGGCACAGGCGGCGGAAAAAGCAAAAAATCTACCGCCAAAGCGGCTGCTGACACCAAAAAGCTGGCGGATACCGTCACCGAAACGTCGAAGCAGATCCTTGCCGGAACGGGCAACATCGTGGGCAACATCCAGCGCGTGGTGGAGACTGCCGACAATACCTACAACGTCTACGACGGCACCACCAAAAAGCTCAAGGGCACCACAAAGGAGACCGTGGAGACCATCACGGACTCTTGGAAAGAAGTGGTGGACGGCACGGAGAAGACCATCAAATCGGTCACAAAGAAAGTGACCGATGCGGCCGGAAACGTGACCACGACCACGCAAAAGACCTGTGACGATGTGGTTTTGTCCGTGACGGAGCTGCAAAGCCGCATTGACCAGAACCTCAGCAATGCGCAGAAGCAGTGGTCAAACAGCATCTTTGGCCGCCTGCAAAACGCGTTCACCGACCTGAAAAACCGCAACTGGGCCGGGCTGGCTACAGACGTAGCAAAGCTCATCTGGGGCGAGGTCTCGCAAGAACAGCGCGAGATCATCTCCAAGTGGGCGGTGGATGCGCTGACGGCCATCAACGAGAGCTACAGCGGCGGCGGGGCCAAGGCGGCGTATGAGAGCATCAAGGCCCTCTTTACCGACGGCATCGCCGAGGGCGTGACGGAGGCCGGAACAAAAATCGAGAGCTTCAGCAAGATTCTGGAAGGTCTGGGCGGATCCGGCGGCATTGGGACCAAAATCGCCAGCGTGGCTACCAGCGTGCAGAGCATGGCTACCAGCGTGGTGGGCAGTCTGGGCAATATCGTCTCGTTTGTGGCATCCAACCCTGTGCTGGCTGCCATCCTGGGCGTGGCTGCTGTGGCGGGCGGTATCGGTCTGGCCGCATGGCTGGGCAGTAAAAACGGCGAAAAGGAAAGCACTGACAGCAAGAGCACGACGCTTTCCTACAAGGACATTCAGGACGCCTATTGGTACGGCAGCCAGCGCAGCTTTGCCGGGTACGATTTCCGCACCGACGGCTATGCGTTCGGCGAAAGCCCGGCAAACGGGCGGCTTTCGTCATACCAGCAAAAAATGCAGCAGTCCGTAGACGCGCTGTACAACGTGGTGCAGCAGTACCTTCCCCAGACGGCAAACACTGTCATTAAGCTGGACGACGGGACGCTGGTGGGCGCTCTGGCACCTTCTATTGATGCACAGCTGGGCCATCTGGCCACGCTGGCAGAAAGGGGAAACTAAGATTTGTACAAAATTTTTGCATATCCCTTTGGCAACCCCGACGACAAGCGCCTGATCTACGCTCCCAATAACCGCAATGCCCTTGTGCTGTCTCCCAAGCTGACCCGAGAGGTCAGCAAGGGCGGCAGCCTTTCTTTTACCATGACGCGCGACCATGAGCAGTATGAGAGCCTGCAAAAGATGTCCACCTGCATCACCGTTGAACAGGACGATAAAGAGATCTGGCGCGGGCGCGTCCTGAGCCATGAGGCGGACTGGTACAACCGCAGGGTCATCTACTGCGAGGGCGCTTTGTCTTACTTCAATGACAGCGCAATCACCCCTTTTAACTACGAGGGAAAGTTGGCGCAGTTTTTGCAGCATCTCATCGATGCCCACAACCAGCAGTGCGGCAACATGAAAATGAAACGCTTCGAGCTGGGCACTGTCACTGCGGCACTGGGTGATCTTGTTGTGCACTATGGAGACCGGGACAGCTACGGTGTGGGCGAAGACTACGGCAGTACCTGGGATATCATCGACAAGATGGTGCTCAAGGTGTACGGCGGCTATGCTTACTGCACCTTCGATGCGGCTACCGGAAACAACGTGCTCAACTACTGCGACCAAGCGTATGAGGCTGACCGGCTGGTGAACCAGACAATCGAATACGGCGTGAACCTGCTGGATTTCACAGAAAAAACCGATACCAACAGTCTTTTTACCCGTGTGTATCCCATGGGAAGCAAGCACACGGTCGAGGAGACAAAGTGGAAGTGGAAATTTTTGTGGTGGGGTGAAAAGTACACAGAAAGCCATGAAGAGCGCTATGGCATTTCTGGAACGGACGCGGCGACCGTCAATAAGTATCTGCCAAAAGGGTATTCGTACCGGCTGGACAGCAGTGACGGCGACTGCGGATGGATCCAGAATGATGCAGCGGCCCAGAAGTTTGGCATCGTGTCAGCCCTGGGCGAGTATGACACCGACAGCGACAACGACACCTTTGCTGCAGGCGTGCAGGATCTTCAGAAAAACAGCTTGATGGTGACGAGCTACACCGTCAAGGCTGTGGATCTGCGGGACGCAGGCTATGACAAGGACAGGCTGACTTTTGCCGGCTATGCCCACATTATCAGCAAGCCCCACAGCATCGATGTCATCATGCTGTGCACAAAGCTGGTGGAACCGCTGGATCAGCCGGACAAAAAGGAGTATACCTTCGGCATGACCCGGCAGACTTTGACCGACCGACAAGTGGCCAACCTGGGCCGCACCAACCTGCTGGATGAGGATACGGCATCCGCTGAAAAATATCAGCAGAGCACCCTTAACCAGCTTTTCAAGTACCAAAAGTCTAACGACAAAAGAGTGGACGAGGTGGACAAAAAAGCTGGTGAAGCAGCCAAAACGGCCACAAATTTTCTGGAGTTTACCCCGGAAAACGGCCTTATCGTCCGGCATGACCAGCTGCCCAACAAAAGGGTGCAGATCACCAACGACGGCATAAAAGTGCTTTCCGGTTCCAGCATGGTCAACATTAAGTCGGATAGCATTTCCATCACAGACGGCAACGGCAGCTGCACTATCGACTCCGGAAAGATTACCTTCTACGGCATCCGAAACGCCCGTATCTGGGACTTTGGGGACAACAGCTCTTTTGGAGCACAGACAATCCCGCTGGACCTGGCCGATTTTTCTGCTGTGTATCTGACCTATACCAGCAAGAAAGGATCCACATGGTGGGCCAGCGGCGGCACTGCCGGATGTGTGACCATGGTCATCCCGGTCAATGGCGTGGAATACGCCATGACTTACCCGTGGAACACCACTCACATGCGGACGGTGCGGGTCAACTCAGGGGGCATCACTTTCGGACCCGGTCGTGAGCGCACATCGAACTATGTCACGGGCAACAACTACACCCCGGCAGTAGTGCCGACGAATTTCAGCATCGACCTGGAAAGCCCCGGCTCTGACGGGTGGACACAAAATGACTCCCTCTGTATGCCACGAGAACTATACGGTTTTATGTGAGGTGAAGGACAGATGAAAGTACCCGGCTGTAAATTTATGTGCAAAGTGTGCTCCGATGGTCGCATTTACAGCGGCGGATGGGGCGTTGAAGAAGTGATCCCGAACCCTCTCCCAGACAACTGCATGGTCTTCGATGAGTTCCCGGAGGACTGGGAGGATGGCGGCTCGCACTATGTGTGGGACGGAGAAAAGTTGGTATACAGCCCTCTGACCCCGGAGCAGTTGGCCGTGATCCAGAGCGGAGGTGAGCTTAAATGCTGATGGGTGCACAGATCGGAAGTGTCCATACCCTCAAAGACCTTGGCCTTTATCTGAAGGTGGGCAGCCCTATGATATCCGGTGCAGAGCCAGAGACAATGCTTGTCAATGTCCCGGGCTCTGACTTTATCCTAGACCTGTCCAGGGCTTTGGATGGGGAAGTGCACTACAAGCAGCGCACCATCAAGATGGAGCTGCTGTGCAAGGCCAAAAAGAGCCAGTGGAGCACCATCCAGAGCGCCCTCGAAAACGCCCTGCAGGGCCAGTGGCTGCGCTGCATCTTTGATGAGGACAGCACATGGTACTGGCTGGGCTTGTGGCGGGTGGACGTGGTGGAGCGCGGGCGCACGGAGATCACCTTCAGCATCGAGGGCACCTGCAACCCCTACAAGCGCAACGTTACCGCCGACGCGGGCGCGGACTGGTTGTGGGATACCTTTGACTTTGAGACCGATACTATCTACGACACACCGACAGGAGTGATTAGCTTATGATTACACTCAACTTTGATGAGGTTTTGAAGCGCATTTATAACGCCAAAAAAGGCGTTGAGGTCCGCTACGGCCTCGGCCAAGGCTTTGAGTACTGCAAGCAATTTGCCGACGAGGCTCAAGGCTATGCCACCAACGCCAAAGCCAGTGCGGACAAAGCCGAGCAGACCGTGGCGGGCATCGAACAGACCAAAACCGACGCGGTGCAGGCGGTGCAGAATGCCCAGAGCACCGCCACGAACGCCGTACAGCAGGCCCAGAGCACCGCCACGAACGCCGTGACGACCAAGCAGACCGAGGCCGTACAGGCCGTGGACGATGAGCGCGACGCGGCTTTGCAGCAGGTGGCCGATTCCACCCAAGCTGCCCAGACCGCCGCCAGCAATGCGGCTGCATCCGAACAGGAGGCTCAGGCCAGCAAAGAAGCTGCCGCAACCTCTGCCGGGGCCGCTGCAAACTCTGCCACCGCTGCCTCCGGCAGCGCCAGCGCGGCGGCCACGTCGGAGAGCAATGCCGCATCCAGCGCCCAGAGCGCTGGCACCGACGCCGACCGGGCCGAGGCCGCTGCCAATCTGGCGGGCACCCGAGCGAACACGGACAAAACCCTCAAGACCGAAAACGCCCCTGCCGACGCAAAGGCCGTGGGCGACATTATCCTTGACCCTGACGGCAATGCGATTTTTTACAGCAAGGCTGAGGTGGAAGCCAGAATCAAAGAAATTCTCGCCGCCCAGCGAGAAAAAGACCTCGCCAGAATCAAATTCTGGGCCAGCAACGACCCCGCCAGCCCGGCAAGCTTTATCGGCGGCACATGGGAACGTATTGAGGATTGCACTATCTGGGGTGCAAGCGATACGTATCCGGCTGGGACAACGGTAGAGGCTGGAGTGCCGAATATCAAGGGAACCGCAATATTCCGTCCGTACAACAGCCAATATAAAACGGGTGTTCTCTGGGGCAGCACAGGGGCTTTTTCTTATAAACAAGATAATACCGATATTTCTGAGAGCATAGCGGCAAGCGATTTTGCAACGCGCAATCAAACTTTTTATTTTGACGCATCCGCTTCCAACTCCATTTACGGCGCATCTAATACCGTCCAACCCCCGGCATACTGTACGTACATCTGGCGGCGTGTCGCCTGAAAGGAGATTTTATGAAAATCATCGACAGCAACGGCAACCCCATCGAAGCCCCCGACCTGACGAAAGGCTACCTCAAGCAGGAGACCCAGACTGTCCACCACGATGCTGTGGCGGGCGTGGAAGAGGTCAGCCACTACGAGACCGAAACCTTGCCGGACGGAACCCCTGCAATCTACTATGACGCAGATGGTCGTGAAAAAGGTCGTGATGTCCGCAAGGTGGTTGACGTGCCCGGCGTGGCCGCACAGGATGCCTACGACGAAGAGGTGGAAGTGCAGCGGTATGTGCTGTACACCGCAGAAGAGCTGGCCGCACAGGAAAAGGCCCGCAAGGAAGCAGAGGAAAAGGCACAGCTGCCCACCGCAGAAGAGCGCCTTGCCGCTCTGGAAGCGGCTATGCTCGACCTGCTGGCCGCACAATAAGGAGGATGTTATGATTTTGTTCTATGTGACCCAAGTCAAACTGCACCGCTTTGACGGCGCTTTTACCATCGACAACGTTCCTGACCGGTACAAGGATGCCGTCCTGGCAAAGCTGACGGAGGAGGGATTTTATGAGGCGGAAAGTAATGCTTGACTTCCTGCGGGATATCTTCTCTGCGCTCTCCCACGCTGCCGGTGACAGCGCCGACAAGGAAGAGCCTGCTCCCGCACCCGGCGTGTCCACAGTGGACACCGTGACCGGGTGGGCAGGTGAGCCGCCCTACCGGTACATTGACGTGAGCCGGTGGCAGGGAAAAATCAAAATGGAGGGCTGGGCGCAGGTAAAAGCGGCAGGCTACAAAGGCGTGATGCTGCGGGCCGTAGGGAACCGCAACGGTGTGCCCTACATCGACCCCACCTTCGAGGACAACTATGCCAACGCAAAAGCGGCAGGGCTGGACGTGGGCGTGTACTACTACACCAACGCCTCCTGCGAGAAACTGGCTGACAAAGAGCTGGCTGTACTGCGGCAGGCGCTTCGGTGCAAGGAACTTACCCTTCCGGTGGCGTTGGATCTGGAATCGCCGAGTCTTGCCGGGATGCCCTATGGAGACCTGTCAAATCTGGCGGCCTATCATCTGGAACAGATTGAGAAGATGGGGTTCTACGCCCAGCTCTACACCTACACGAGCTACGCCACCGTCCATCTGGACATGGCAAGGCTTGCCGGGCGGTGGGATGTATGGTTGGCTGACTACACGGGTAAGGCCCCGAAAGTTAGTTTTAAGTACAATGCCCACCAGCACACCAGCAAGGGCCGCATGCCGGGCATTTCCGGCAACGTTGATCTCAATGTGACCGAAATCAACTACCCGAAAATCATCCGCAAGAAGGGCCTGACCCGTCTCCGGGAGGACAAATGACCGAAAAAGAAGCTTTGCTGTGGGTGCTTGGCATCCTGGGTAGCCTGTGTGCTGCAGCCATCACCATTGACAAGGTGCTGGAAATCATTCACAAGTACATCAAAAAGGCGCAGGAACCGGACAACGTGCAGAACAAGCGGCTGGATGAGATGGACAAGCGCATCGGCACCTTAGAGCAGGGCCAGCTCCAACACACGCAGGCCCTTGCCCGAGATCTGCGCCGCTTTGAAGAAATTGACGAGGTGAGCCGTCTGACCCTCGACGGGGTGCGCAACCTTCTGGATGCGCAGCTGTCCGGCAACAATCGCGAGGGGATGCAGAAGAGCCGCACCGACATCGACAACTATCTTTTGAAAGGAGTTACCAATCATGGAAGCGATTCGTAACCTTTTGACCGCACTTCCCGCACCTGTGGCCCTCGTGCTCATGCTGGGCGGCCTTGCGTTCTATGCACTGGGCTGCATCCGGCTGGGCTATGGTGCCGCTGTCAAGGGCACTGTGCTCGACCTCATTGCAAGGGCAGAGCAGGAGATTCAGGGCACCAAGAGAGGCGCAGAACGTAAGGCGTGGGTGGCGCAGATGCTCCGCACGGCCCTCAGCGCCAGCAAGTGGGGCAGGCTTATCAGCTGGGCCATCACCGATGAGACTATCGGCATCATTATCCAGTTTTTCTTTGACCGCATGAAAGCGGCGCTGCAAAAGCAGTAAGGAGGATTATATGATTGTACCTATGTGTGGGATTATTGCCGCTTCTGCAAACGCTATGAATCAAGCCCGCAAGCGTAAAAAGGTGTGCAACCTGAAAGGCGACAATCGAGAGTTTTGCAAAGATTGCCTTCTTGACAAATATGGCGAGTGCATCGAAAAGCGGGCAGATAAGGAGTAAAACCATGAGTAGCACTGCATACGAGCATTTTGTTGACACCAACAAAATGTACGCCGCACAAGAGCAATTTCGTGATATCACGAAAATGGTCTGCGCACGTTTTCGTGGCCTCGCGAAAACATACGAGTTTGCCGTGCTTGGCAATATGGTGCGCAACGCCGGACAGCTGCCGCAGCCTTTCTGGCTCGGTGCTACCTGTGGCGGCGGCTCGTGTAGTGCTGCCCGCTGCGCTGCAAGGGCTTGACCGACAGCAGATGACCGCCGCCATCAAAACCGCACCGCTTGGGAGGGTAGACCGAAAGATAGCTCTTTTGCGGTACGTTGAGCGGCTCCCGCTGCCGGACATTGCAGCACGGACACATTACAGCCGGACGGCAGTAGGCTACCGGCTGAAAGGCATCACAAAAATTTTTGAGTAAAGCAAACCCCCGGTGTTCCGTTTTTGGAGCATCGGGGGTATTTTTTATGCGGGCTGTTCAGCGGGGACGGCAAGTACCTTGCGTTCCTTTGCTTTCTGCTCTGCCTGTTCCTTTACGGTCAAATGGCCATGGTCGTGCATCTGCTTGTAGATAAATGCCTGTCCGGTGCGGTTCCAGCGGGTGTTCTCTTTAGTCTCGCCGTTGCCTACCTCAACAGGAATACTCACTGTATAACCCTTGTCGATGTACTTTCGCTTTGGTATCCACTGCTTGTTGACCTTCTTCTGAATGCCCCATTCTTCCAGCAGTTTGTTGAGCTTGTTGGCGGTCATGCCAAAGTTGAGCGCGATCTGCGTCACGGTGAGCGTTTCATCACTCAAAAGCATATTATGGGCGTACTCGGCGGCGGGCTTGAGCTTGGCATTTTCCTTTTCGAGCTGCTTAGAGCGCTCCTGTTCCCTCGCAATGATGCCTTGGGCCATGACCAGCGCTTTGGAGAGAGTGAGTTCAGGAGTTTCGGGCTTGACAGAGTAGTTGCCAGTACGCAACACCTGCGGAAGCACTTCGTCAAACGCCCAACTTTCAAACTTCTCAGCGTTGGGGAGCTTGCTGTGGGTGATAAGGCGAATAACATCGCCTTCCGGAATAAAATTCATTTCCTGCTCTCCGCCGTTGGTAAGGATGCCCCGTTTCAGGGCCCCCTTGCAGTGAGTGGCGATTGCGTTCTGAGGTTTTGCGTAGCCAAGCGCTTTTGCTACATCGGCGGCACAAAAGAGCACCTTTCCATTATCCTCAACCAGAGTACGGATGCTACCAAAGTCAGGGTTATTGAAAATCTGCAACTCGTTCATACAGTCACCGCCTTTTTGCCAGCTTCTACGCCGTCGTCGTAAGCGATGTTGATAAGGTCACACATTGCGTTGATGATGTCCTTCATGCTGTCTGGCAGGGAATCGGGTTCTTTCACCCCAGCCGAGGCACAAAAACTTTCAAAGGTTTCGGGATAACGATTCATATTATAGGCCTTCTTTCTCTTTCTTGCATTCTAACAGCTCGTCAATGGTGCATCCGTACAGCTCTGCCAGCTTTGGCAAACGCGATACGGCGGGAAAATTTCTGCCTTTTTCCCAATGCGTGACAGTGGACGGATTGACATCAAGCCTGTTTGCTACTTCTTGTTGCGTCAATCCTGCACGCATACGCAATAATAGAATCTTCAAAATTGTCACTTCCTCTTTGAAAATCTTAGATTTTGTTATTGACAAGCAGAGAAAATATACCTATAATAAAGGTGCGAGGATTATTATAGGGTGACTTTTCTATTGACTTTTGTGTATAACTGCTTGCAACAATGTTATTATATGTCACAAAATCTCATTTGTAAATAAAAATAAGTAAAAAATAGAAAGAACGTCACCTTGTACAAAAAGAAGGGAGTGAATTTGTGTGTTTTGGGACAAATATCTTGATTTGTGCGCCAAAGTTGGAAAATCCCCCAGCGCAGTAGCTAAAGAACTCGGTCTTTCTTCGGGGGCGGTTTTTAACTGGAAAAACGGCTCCACCCCTAGAAATCATGTTCTTGTGAAAATCGCAGCTTATTTTGATGTTCCGGTTGAATCCCTTTTGGATGGAAAAAGCCAGAAAAGTGTTGAAGAGTACGCTACAATCGCTTCTTTGATGAAAGCATTTGAAGGTCTCACGGATGACGAAATAAAAGAGGTTCGCCATTATATTGAATTTCTCAAAACAAAAAGAGAGTAAAACACAGTAAAAAATTAAGCGCTCACGCGGTGTAATGCCGTGTGGGCGCTTTTTCTTTTTGTCCTTCGTTTGACGTTCGTTTGACGCACGGATTCGGCAGAAAAGGTACTATGGGCGCAAAGGGAGGGGCGCACCATGTGGCACAAGTTTAACCCGAACCCGCACGGAAACAGCGTTGGAGATTGCGCAGTGCGGGCCGTGGCAGCCGCAACGGGCCAAGACTGGGAAAAAGCTTACCTTGGGCTTGCGCTTACTGGCTTTATCATCGGCGATATGCCCAGCGCCAACCGCACATGGGGCGCATACCTCCAAAAACGCGGGTTCAAGCGCCGCATGGTTGAAGCGGATTGCGCCATCTGTTACACCGTGGCGGATTTTGCTCGGGAGTACCCTCGCGGTGTGTATGTGCTGGGCTGCTCCGGCCACGTTCTGACCGTCATCGACGGCGCGTGGTGGGACAGCTGGGACAGTGGCGCGGAATGCCCGATCTACTACTGGTACAAGGAGGAAAACGATGCCGATTTATAACGGATACCCGCAAGTGTTTTACCCGCAACAGCCGCAGGGGCAGCTTGAACAGCTCAGGGCAGCACAGTACCAGCCCCAGCCCGTCATGATATCGACAATGCAGGGGCAGGCCGCACCGACTGACAGCGGCTTTATCTGGGTGCAAGGCGAAGCAGCGGCCCGGGGCTATCTGGTCGCCAACGGGAGCCGGGTGCTTTTACTGGATGCTGATTCCGATACCTTTTACATCAAAGAAGTTGGGCAGGACGGCAGGCCGTTCCCGCTCCGCATCTACGACTACAAGGAACGCACCGGAGGCCCCAAAGCGTCGATTGCAGCCACGCAAGCCGCAGGCGGGGAGTATGTCACCCGCAAGGAGTTTGACGCGCTGGCGGCAAAGCTGGCGGCGTTGGAGAAGCAGGAAGCACCAGATCCGGAAAAGGAGGGCTAAACGATGAGCAGCAGCTTGTATAACTCGATGGGCCGACAGACCCAGAACCCCATTGGCGGGCAGTTCCAGCAGTTTATGGGCCAGATGCAGGGCAAGAACCCGCAGGAGATGATAAACCAGATGCTCACCTCCGGCCAGCTCTCACAGCAGCAGCTCAACGCCATTCAGCAGCGGGCACAGCAGATTGCGCCAATGCTCAACAACATGAAAAACATGTTTGGATTCTGAAATGCGGCCGCATTTAGAATAAATTTAAAAATCTAACGTAAAGGAGTAAAACTATGTCTCTTTCTTCTGATAGCACGGTTCTGACCATGCCGGTACAGCCCGCCAACGGCTACAGCAACGGTTTCAACGGCTGGGGCGGCGACTGGATGGGCTGGATCGTCCTCTTCCTGATTTTCGGCATGTTCGGCTGGGGCGGCATGGGCGGCTTTGGCTGGGGCGGCGGCATGGGCGGCGCTTCGCCTTATATGACCAGCGCCGTAACACAGGCGGACCTGCAGCGCGGCTTCGACAACCAGAGCGTCATGAACAAGCTGAACGGGCTGGAAAGCGGCCTGTGTGACGGCTTCTATGCCATGAACACCGGGATGCTTCAGGGCTTCAACGGCGTGCAGCAGGGCCTGAACGGTGTCACCAACGCCATGCAGCAGGGCTTCAACGGCACCAACGTTGCGCTGATGCAGGGTCAGAATGCTCTGGCTACACAGCTGGCAGACTGCTGCTGCAAGACCCAGACCGCGATCCAAGGCGTTAACTACAATCTGGCCACTCAGGAGTGCGACACACGGAACCAGATGCAGCAGGGCTTCTGCGCAACGCAGAACGCCATGAACAACAACACCCGGGACATCATCGAGAATCAGAACAGCAACACCCGCGCGGTGCTCGACTTCCTGACCAACGATAAGATCGCCACCCTGCAGAGCGAGAACAACGAGCTGCGCCGGGCTGCTTCTCAGGATCGCCAGAGCGCGTTCCTGACCACCGCGATGAACGCGCAGACCAACCAGATCATCGGGACTCTGCAGCAGAAAGCTCCCGTGCCTGCCTATCAGGTGCCCAACCCCAACGCCATTTACTATGGCTGTGGGACCGGCTGCGGCAGCTGCGCATAACCGAATCACGGCAACTTTTTCCAAAATGGAAAATGTTCAGCCCCTGAGCTGATTTTGCAAACCAGAGCGCCGGGGCAGCAGTCCCGGCGTTTTTTAATGAAAGGAGCCGATAAAATGGCCGAATTTAGCAATTCTAACACCGTCAGTGTGGCGGCGGGCCAGAACCTTCCACTGACCGAAACCTCCGTTGCCGGTCCTTCCTGCATCGTTCACCGTGAAGGTGCAGGCATTGTAACCCTTCGTGGGCTGACCAACCAGTGCCGTGCGCGCTTCAAGGTGAGTTTCGGCAGTAATATCGCTATTCCCACCGGCGGCACCGTGGAAGCCATTTCCGTGGCGCTGGCTATTAACGGGGAGCCACTTGCCAGCGCGACCGCGATTGTCACCCCGGCGGCAGTCGAAAATTACTTCAATGTTTTCGTGGCTGCCTTTATCGAGGTGCCGCGCGGTTGCTGCGTGACCGTGGCACTCGAAAACACCAGTACGCAGGCAGTCAGCATTGCAAACAGCAATCTGATTGCTGAACGCGTAGCATAAGAAAGGAGACAAAGCCATGCTGGATAAACTGAATCATCTGAAAGATGAGATGTGCAACGAGCTCATGGAGCTGACCGACAAAAAGAACCGTTCCCCGGGTGACATCGAGATGATCGGCGAGATCGTGGACATTATCCTGGACATCCACCGCATCAAGGATTACTGCGAGGGCGGCGAGTACAGCCGTGCGGGCGAGTGGGAAGCTGACATGCGCGGGACTTTCGGCCATGATGCCGGAAACGGTTACAACCGGGGCAACAGCTATGCCAACCGTGGCCGCCACTATGTGCGCGGGCATTACTCCCGCACGGATGGCCGTGAGCGCATGATCTCTGACATCGAGGACATGATGCAGGAAGCCACCGGTGCAGAGCGTGACGCCTACAAGCGGGCCGCTGACATCTTGCGCAACGCATAAGAAAGGGGGCGGCAGGCATGGACATTGACGAGATCAATGAGCACATCCGAAAGCTCAAGTGCGAGGAAACCAGCTGGCAGAGTGTCAACAAACTTGCCGCCCTCTGCACTGTGCGGAACGAGTTGGAAGAAGCGCACGCACCTGAAACGCAGATCCAGTCATTGCCGCCCGCGACTTATGCGGCGGCTTACTCCACAGCAGCGGAACCACAAAGCGACTTTGTAACGGCTGCCAGCTCTGTGCCATTTGGCGGTCTGATGCAGGTGCTTGACGAGCACATGAAAGCAATAAAGATGGTGTATCCGAAAGAGTATGAGCTAGTAATGCGGAAGATTGTCTCTTTGTCTGAGTGATCACCGCCGGTATCACCACCGTGGCCGCGCTGCCCAAAACGGCCATACATAGCACCATCCCCGGGGATCCTGACGGTTCCTCGGGGATGTTTTTGCGTTTATGAAGCTGTTTTTCAGCGGTGTGTTACCAAAAATGTTACCATGATAAAGAAAAGAACGCCATTTCTCAACGAAATAACGCTCTTTCTTCATGGTGGAGGCGATGGGAGTCGAACCCATGTCCGAAAAGAGTTCAGCGTAGGTGTCTCCGGGTGCAGGCGATCAACAACATTCCCTCCGCGTCACGCCGGTCGCCAGGCTAACGCATTGGTAGCTTCATGAGTTCCTGCCGGTCCGCAAAGCTTAGGTCCGTTCAGGTGCTGTGTCTAAAGGACGCCCCGGCCCCACACGACACAAGAGTGGGCGGAACGCGCAGCACTCAGGCTGCGAGCAACTGATAATTATTGTTGTCAGTTAATTTTTTGGAGGAGTTTAGAGCAGGTCCCCCACTGCTACCCGCTGCCCAGGCCTCGCTCCCCCCGTCGAAACCTTTACGCCCCCATAAAACACACCTTGCGGTGTGGGTAAGCTTTGAAGTTTCCGGGCAGGAATGCTGCCTGAAA